GCAAACGCGTTAGTGCTGGAGTCTAGGAACGTGTTGTTCTGTGCGCTGTTGGCAGCGTTGTCTGCTTGTAGCAGTAGCGTGGTGTAATCAAATAAAGGATCGGTCGCCCACTGCCCTGAAGTCAGGGCTTGCATCTGTTGCTGTAGACTCCATACGCCTTGGTATTGCGGCATGGTTTACTCCAATCCAGAAATCTGTTCGCTAGTCAGTGCTTGTATATCTGCCGAGGTCAGGGCAGGGATGTCTGTCGATCCGAGTCCTACCGACGCTTGCGTCTCCAAAGCCACCGTCTGCTGAGTTTCCACAGCAGGGGCGACGACAGGAACATCAGCGCTAGGAGCCACGACAGGAGAACGAAATTCGTTAGCATCTGCGTCATACGTATCCCCTATGCCTGCGTACTTACCACGAAAGTTACTGTTGTAACTAGTCTGCACCCAACGAGTATCTGCGCCGTACAGGCTTTGGCAGAACGCAATGCCCCTGTCTTCAGATTCAATCACGCTAACAGCAATGCTGCCATCTTCGTTTACAGAGGTCTGCTTGTTTGCCACAAGCTCGTTGTTATGCACCACAATGACTTGCAGTACCACGTTGTTTTCATCAAGTTGTGCAAAGTGTGCCATCGTTATCCTCAGAACATAATCGCGCCAGACGCGGTGAATGTATATATGACTTTACCACCGGAGAATGTAACAGTGGGTGAGCCTTTGACGTATTGGGCTGTGTATCCAGAACTGATGATAACGATGCCTGAGCCACCAGCGCCTGAAGTATTTCCGTCACTAGCCCCGCCACCACCGCCACCTCTATTTGCTGTACCTGCTGTAGCACCTGCGCCTGTACCGCCGTTACCGCCGCCACCTGCTCCACCAGTTCCCGCTGTACCCCCAGCATATGTAGCGCCACCGCCACCGCCAGCGTAAGTTACAGATGAGCCTGAAATAGAAGATGCTGTGCCAGCGCCGCCATTGCCAGCCGTGGTTGAACCATTGCCATTGCCGCCAACCGCAGACGCGCCGCCGCCACCAGCAGAAGCATAATTAGGGGGCGCAGCCGTAGGCGAACCTCCGTTACTTCCTTGACTTGGTGTTGTCGAAGGCGTGTTGCCAGCTCCACCCGAAACAAGCCCTCCATTTTCACCGCCACCGCCGCCGCCAGAACCGCCAGCGCCGCCAGTACCTTGATTTGCACCGGTAACACTACCGCCGCCGCCACCGCCACCTGCTGATGTTATGGTGCTAAAAACAGAATTAGAACCAGCATCTCCTCTACTACCGCCGCCAGCTTTTCCTGCGCCGCCAGCGCCAACAGTAATGGGATACTCAACCCCAGTGGTAATGCTAAAGTTTGTGCTAGTTCTAAGCCCGCCAGCACCGCCCCCACCCCCACCGCTACTTGCGAAAGCGCCCGCACCGCCCCCACCACCCCCGGCAACCACGAGGTAATCCACCAGAATCGAAGCCTGTGGGTAGTTCGCTGCAAACGGGTTGTATGCAGGAGAAATAAAATTACCGGGATTGGAACGCAGTCCCATAGTTCACCTATTAGGTAATTGCTTCAAACGTCGCGGTGAAGGTCAAGGCAGATGCCGTGCCGGAATATGCTGCGACAGACTGGTTCTCAGTGATGTACAGAGAGTTCGTCTTGTCCACAATCACCAGCGTCGAGTTTGCCGGGACTGAAATCTGATACGCCGGGTACGTGATCACCGTTGCAGAACCAAAGGTTGCGTTGTTACCCACCGCAATGGTCGCAGTCGCTGCACTAGACGTAGTGTTCGCACACGTGATTGAAGTCACACGGTTGACCGTATTCGCAGCCGGGGTCAGACCGGTAAGCGATGTAGTGCCGTTGTACGTCCACGAAGTCGTAGCCGTTGCAGCAGATGAAGGGATAACGTAGGCGGTATTTCCGTAAATACTCGTTACGTTGACAATGTTCGGGTTTGCCATGATTAGTCACTCCTCAAATATTCAATGGCTTTTGACAAAATTTCAGGGTTTTCTTTCATGGCACCGATGCCTGTATTGCATCCGTGACAAAGAAGACCGCGAACAACCCCAGTGGAATGGCAGTGATCTACATGTAGCCCCCGCTGGGTAGACGGCTTTGTACCGCAAATCTTACATTTACCTTCCTGTTTCTGATATAGCTCTATCAAAAATTCTTTTGTTACACCGTACTTGTAGTTACGTGATGCCCAACGATCCAACCAATCCCGCGCATGCCATCGCTCTTTACAATATTCTTTATGACACGCTCGACAAGCCCTATTAGTTCTACCGCCGGTTTTATCAACGTAAAACTTTTCAATATCAGTTTCTCCGCACTTTGGACAGCAAGGTGGCTTCTTTATTGAATCGCCCTGCTTCTTTCTGTACTCAGGGTCTGCCCACCTAGCCTTTGCTTTTTCGCTTAACGCTTTTCTTCCTTCGTCTGTTAACATGGCTTATCTCCCAAAAGCCACAGTATAACATTTGGGGTCTAGAATCCGAAGATCATACTCATTGCGATTGCTTTCCCCGTGGAAATACCACCGCTTGATGCACCCCACGCAGGAACACCAGCAGTTACTGTAAGAACCTGACCATTACTGCCGATCCCCAACTTGCTTAGGGTATTAGATGCTGATGCATATAGAATGTCACCAGTGGTGTAGGTGCTTTGTGCTGTACCGCCGTTCGTTGCCGGTAGAGTTCCTGTAACACCTGTAGAAAGAGGGAGACCCGTAGCATTAGTCAGGGTTCCTGATAATGGAGTGCCTAGTGCTCCTCCATTAACTACAAAGGCTCCTGCCGTTCCGACGTTTACACCTAGCGCGGTCGTGACTCCCGTTCCAGTTGTGATGGTTGATGGGGCTGAACCCGCGCCACCACCTACAACCAGCGCACTTGCTGCTAGAGCACCTGAACTTGCCAGCGTTCCAGTTGCTGAGTAATAAAGAACCCCGCCGGACGTACCAGAAGAAATTCCAGTACCACCGGAAGCTACCGGCAGGGCAGAACCTAGTGTCATGGAAGATGCATAAGTCGTGACATCAACGACGTTCGTGCCATCGTTGTAAACCATCATGGTCTTACCAGACGGAACTGCGATGCCCGTACCCGTTGCGTTCTTGACCGTGACTGTGTCGGCTACACCGTTGTAAACAATGTAGGGCTTCTCAATTGCCGGGACAATCAAGTTCCTTGCGCCGCCAGAAGTCCCTGTTAGGTTTAAACGGAAGTTACGAGCGGTCTGGGAAGCGTTCGTATCTGTAAGAGTTAGGGTAACGTCGGCGCTGGCAAAGGTAACGTCAGCAGAACCGACAACCGCCTCCTCAAGCGCAGTTCCCAAGTTCGTGTTGGTAGTGATACCCCACGTACCTGACTGCTCACCAGTGGCAATCAGTTCGATTTTGAGATTGCTGTATGTACTAGCCATGTTATTTCCTTATGCCACTTGAACTTCGACCCAGTTAGGATCTTGGTAATTTCCAACCACAGACCAGTTGGGGTTTTGATAATCATCCACTATTGTCCACCCGCCTATCTTTACTGTCCCAATCTGACCTGTACCAGATACTCCTGTTACTACTACGCTATCGTCAGTCTTTATTACAACCGTGCCTATCGCACCCGATCCAGAAACTCCCGTGGGAGTCTTCTGTGGTGTTGGAATAACCGTTCCCGCAGAACCTGTGGCACCAACTCCAGTAACTTCAAACGCTACTCCAAAGAACGGTGTAACCTGACCTATTGCCCCTGTGCCCTGAACCCCTGTAGCTACAAAGGTTGAGCTTATGGAGAATGCAACAGATCCAATTGCTCCAGTACCGTTTACACCTACAGCGGTGATACTGACTTGCGGTACTGCCGTTCCTACACTTCCCGTTCCGGACACACCGGTGACCGTTATAACCCTACCGGTGGATACCACGACGTTGTTTACCGCCCCGGTTCCCTCTACACCTATAGGTATAACAATATCGTCAACCTGTACAGAGAAGTTGCCAATCTGACCAACTCCCTGCACTCCAGTAGTGGTGAAGGAAATGAACGGGGTTATTGTTCCAACCTGCCCTGTTCCTTCGACCCCTACCGGGATCACAATGTCACCAGTTGTTGTAGTTACATCTCCTACATTGCCCGTACCGGATACCCCGGTAATCGATGGCGAAACAACTAGAGTGACACTGCCTACACTTCCTGTTCCTGATACTCCTGTCGGGGTGACAATCTTGGCTTCAATGATGCCGCCCCAGCCATTCTCACCCCACGTGCCAATACCCCAACCTGCTGTGTTGGTTGCGGGAATACCACCCCAAGTGGCATCCCCCCACGCACCTTCACCCCAAGCCTTGACAAGGTTTGGCACATTCTCTTCCTATTAAGCAATACGAATAATTGCTGTTGCTGCTGCGGGCGCAGGGAACTGGATCTGGAAGTCTCCAGAGCTAACCTGCTGATCACCACCAAAGCTTAGAACTGCACAAGCCGGGTCGCCTGTTGCACTGTCGTTATAAATAATGGCTCCACATGTAGTGAATGTTGCGCCAGTCCATGTGGTATTGTCAAAGTCACAAACTGCCGTGGTTCCATCTGCTACAGGGGTGACTGAAACCAACGTGTTACCGCCAGTTGTATACCCGCTACCGTTGGGCAATTCATCTGAATTACCTGTCAAAGTGGTGTAGCTGGTCGTTGCTGCGCCATACGTACCCGATCCAGCAGCCGTTGCCTTCATCAAAGCAATCTTGAAGGTGTTGCCAGTGGAGGCGGTAAAGTTGTGAACTGCCTTCAGAATCTCTACCTTGAATGAGGTAGGCATGGCAGTGGTTACAGAGATAGGCATATCAATCCTCCAAAAGTTTTACCAATTCAGGGTGCCCCGCTTCACGAAGGCGGTTTGCCAGTGTGGTGTTATGCGAAACAACTGCCTGACGCATATACCTCACCAATACTGCTCGGATCTGGGTCTTAAATGCCTCCGCTTGGTCTCGGATGACAGGATGAGAACCTTCCCCTATATAAACAATCTTTTCTAATGCCATATCCGCGACTTCTTCCGGGGTGAAACCTCGCCCAGAGACCGAAACCGCCTTGATTTCCCCCAACAGAACGCCACCAGAGCTAGAAATCATATTAATAACTGCTGCGTATTAATGCTTCCGTCGCAGTGTTCGGAGGCATGGTTATTAAAAAGGTATTGGTCGATGTCTTATCCGATCCAAAGTCCAAAACGGCTATGGACTTGTTACCCTTGCTTGCGTTGTAAATTAAAGCACACCGTGCGGTAATTGCCCCTGTCCAAGACACATCGGGGAAATCCACATATGCCGTTGTCCCAGAAGAAGACACTGAGACCGGGGAAAGCGTCGAACCCCCAGCAACATAGTTCCCACCACTTGCTTCGTTAGATGCTGTGTAAACAGTCGTGTCTGCATTTAAATTTGCATCCGCTGTGTACAAAGCTATCTTTATGACATCTGTTGTCAAGTCATGAACACCCTTGTACAACTCTTCCTTGAAGCTTGTGGTCTGTGTCTGAACAATGCTCATCAGTTCACCTGCAACCTGACCTGACCATCACGATAAGCATCCATACGCTGTTTGCCGTCACCCAGATTTTTAAGGAGCGCCAACGCCTGCGTGTACATTTCACCATTAACAGTAAACTGATCCTGCTCCGCTTTCAAGAACCGTACAGCTTCTAGCACAGTACCGTTCAAAAGCGCCGAGTCAAAGTTATCACCTAACCACGTAGTTCCGGCAGTGACGATAGATTCCGGATAGTAGTAATAGTGAAGCTCAACGTAATACGCGCTATCCGGCGTCGGACNNCACGATAAGCATCCATACGCTGCTTGCCATCGCCCAGATTCTTGAGCAGAGCAATAGACTGAACATATCTGTCTTCGTACAGGGACTTGTCTTCTGGCAGGACTTTCATGTATGTCAATGCTTCCAGCATTGTCGCGTTGAACAAGGCAGAATCAAAGTTATCGCCAAGCCAAGTTGTTCCAGAAGCATTTGTCACCGTACCAACAGTTACAGTAAATCCAGAACCAAGACCACCAACGTCTGCCGCGCTTACACTCAAAACATCGTTGCTTACATAATAACAACCGCCGTCTACCAGACTTACCGAAGAAATAACATTCCCGGTTACCACGATGTTTACCAAAGCACCGTAGCCAGTTCCATTGGTCAAAGGCACATTGAAGTACGTACCGTTTGCGTATCCTGTACCTGCGTTAGAGATAGACAGGGAAGCAATCGGTCTTTGAACAATTGAATCTGGGTAGTAGTAGTAATGGAGTTCTGCCCCGTAATTTGCATCAGGGGTTGGACCAACGATGAATGTCAGTTCGTTAACATTCGTGGAGACAGGACCGAATATGGCGTAATGCCTTGGCTTGCCGGTATCTGTTGGACCCGGATATGCCTCGCGAATGAAGTTCACATCCTTGTTCAGAAGATAGGTGTAATCCCCACCACCGTTGGGATAAATGGCTAGGGAATACACCGACAGGAAGTCAGTCGGGCACTGGAGATACTTGTTCCCAGACGTAAGGCTACCCGTTACATTCTTTCTCAGGTTGGCAATCTGCACCGTGTTGTAGATGCGTTGCTCTGCCTGACGTATGAATGTATTTATGATTCGCGGGTTAGAAGAATAGTCAAAGTCATTCTCCGCATAATCCTGAACCGTGCTGACAAGGTCTGCGTAGTTCATTCATCACCCCATCGGACCACGTGCCATCACGCCTTTGGTTGCCGCACCAGTGCCGCGAATCTTGATGCCGGTAGTCTTCTCGGCAGGGTAGTTGCCCTTGCTGATTACACCAACCGACATGTTTAAATCGTCCATGACCTTCGCGCCAGATGTCGTATTGACCTTGGGCTTGGTTTCTTTGCCAGACATGTCATGGGGCTTGGCATAGACACTGGCTGGACCAATCTCTTTGCCCTGAACTTTGTGACTGAACTTAGCCATTATCGACCCCTTCCGGAAGACTTCTGGTTCATTGCACGTGCCATGTTTCTGCCCATCTGCTTCATCTGCATACTGGTCACGCCGCCCTTTGCCATCTTGTGCATACGCTTCTCATGAGCCTTGACTTCAGCCTTGGCAACTTGTTTCATTTTGTCCATTTTCGCTCCTTATGTAACACTTACAGTTGCGTTGCCCACCAACGCCCTAGATACCAGATTGTTAGGTGTCAAAACGGCATCATAATTCCTAGAACCACCCACCGGATACCAACCCCACTGAATATCCCGTGAGCCACCTGTCGGAAACCCGGCATCTCCACCGTTGGGCGCATCCTGTAGACCGTTTAAACCAGCAGTGAAGTAGGTCGTGTCTGGACGCGGCTCTCTAACTGCTTGTGGGTCATCCACTGGGTACATGCCCAATTGCAACTGAGGATGATCAGGAGACCAGCACTCGTCACATACTTTCAATTGGTACAACTTTGTTTTAACAACCTCATAACGAAGCTGTTTAAGTTTAAACCTAAAACCGCAAATATCACACTGGGCAATGCTAAATTTGCCAGACGAATATCTGTTACCCATCAGTAGAAACTCCCACCAATGAATGTTGCCCTTGGAACAAGTCTAAGAGCCGCTTTTTCCCTGTCTTCGCCTGCCGCCAGATTGAACTGCTCGTCGTAGACTGCCTTCAACATTTCCAGCCTTGGCATCAACTCAGGCACCTTCATGGCGATGTAGTACGCCAGCCCTGCGACTAGGCAGGGGTAGAACCTGAAGTTCATATCTGCCGTCTGAATACCATTCCCGGCATCCTGCACCCGGCGCAAACGCCAGTAAGCAAAGGTGTAGGTTTGAGAACCGTCGGGCGTGGGCCAGACAGTAATCGCTGGGAGTTGAGGCACATACACCGTCGCGCCCGTCGTGTGTGAGGCAGCGGTAGTGTTGTTCTGTCCCCGGAATATATTCATCAGGACATTGCCAGAAATGTAACCGTAGTAGATGTCTTCCGAATCAATCCTGATATACCCGCTGGAAGCCAAGTTATCCGTGGAGCTTAGGGTGATGGAGTCGCTAGTAGAGGTCAGGTTACCAACCAAAGTCGCCCCGGCAGGACCCACCTGACCAGACAGGCGCTGAATCCAGACCTGAATTGGACGGGCTTGGGTGAGCTTATTAGGGATCGTTGCGTAGGTCGATGCGCTGATACGGCTGATGTTTAAATCTGCTTGGAGGTTCTGCTGGTTGGCATTGGTACGAATTACATGCTCCAACAGGTCAATCGTGTCTATAGGTAGTGGGTAGGTGTTTAAACCTTGCTCAAGCGTGATGGTGCCCTGCTCGATAGTCCACATGTTGATGCCACGATTTGCCCACTCAATGGTCAAAAGGTTCATGGAGCGCCGCGCAGTCTTGAGATCGTAACCGCTGCGCATCTCGCGCCCAGCCCTTTCCCACGCCTCTTCAGCGATCTCCACAAACTCCATGTTGAACATGGTGGAGCCGGTAGTAGTCATTTATCTATACCCCGCCGTTTTCTTAGTGGTGCCTTCATATTAGTTTAGTGTTTTTCCGGTTTACATCCGTTTTTTCAAATCCAAAACCTTTACCTGTTTGCAAAGATTTTAAGTCTTTCAAGTGGTCTGAACCAACAAAATAAACACCTCTTGGTTGCGACAGAAGCCACATGTCTCGGTGCTTGTTTGCCTTGTCTGCCATCTTCTTTGCTGGCGTATTGCCAGACTCCCACATGTCCTTTTCGCCACTGCTTATAAAAGCCGCCACATTTTCTTTCGTTGCCTTCGCCTTACTGTCTTTCAAGTACGTCCCGCCCATTTCTTTCAAGAAAGCGGTCAGCGTATCGGCATCAAACTTGCGACTTTTAAAATATCCGTACTGCCCCTGAGTTTTAAGCAGCCGGTCAAAAATAGTGCCGGGACCGGGGAGTATTTCTTTCTGCTGGTTTACCGCTGTATTTGTAAAAATAACAAATAAAAATTCTTTTGGATATCCCTTTACGTCTTTTGCCAGCGCATCATCCCATGAGCCTTGATACTTAACTCCCGGCAGTCGGTCACCCCCATTACCCTCATACCAAGCCCCGTACTTATCTATGGCAGCTTTAGCTTCTGGCGGTACTGCTACGCCTTTACCATGTACCTGACCAATAAATATCAAATCAGGACGAATGCGTAGCAAGCTCACTTCATCATACCTCGTGTCTTACCACGTTTGGCTATTCCATCTGCACGGAAAGATGCTGATTTAACTTTGCCGCCTTTTTTGTAACCGTCACGCTTCATCATGGCTTTTGGATCAAGCTCTGCGCCCAACTGTAATTCTCTTCTATCCATAGAACTACCTGCACCGGAGCTACCACCAAGACTGCCACCACGTATTGGTTCCCATTTGCCCGTCTTCTTATTATGTATTTCTAAACTATCAGCGGATACTGCTTTGTTTTCTTTTACATCACCACGAGGAGCGCGTACCAAATTAGTACCTTCTGGGTAATTCACATTTGGGTTGTTAACCGCCGTCCAATATTTTTTTTGCTTCCCGCCTTCTTTGGGTGCAGCGTATCCTTTTTCTTGGATGTCTTTAATCTCAGCATCCCCTCTTATGTAACGCTGAACATAAGCAGTGTCGGTAGAATCACCGGGATAAAATCCATACACCGCATTTTTTGCTCTTGGCATCACATCCTCACTTCTTCCTAGCTGCTCGTAAGTTATCGACCAAGTTTGGGTATGGTCTGCCTGCTGCCTTAGCCATTGCCTTGGCTTTGGACTTCTTTGCAGAAGATAGCTTCTTTGGCTTGCCCAGCCCTTTAGGACGAGGTCTATCCCAGACTTCCCCGCCCTCTTTGAATATCTCGACAGGAGCATCCCCGTCCTTTTTTCTGACAATCTTGGGGACTTTGGACTGCTTAATTGCCCCCATTCCCCGGCTTGCCATCATAGGATTCTCCCTTTGGTTTTACCTTTCTTAGCGCAACCATCAGCGCGTTTAGACGCTGAACCAACTTTGCCACCAGACTTGTAACCAAGCTTTTTATCTCGTTCATAATTCCCCATCCCCTTCTTGTTCTGCTGATCTTGCGTCACGTTGAAGTACTCATTGGACAAATTACGATTGGCAGAAGCTTGGTCTGTACCTTCATTGGTGCCAGAATCTTTCAATGGAGTAGCGTACTTTTTATAATCACCCGGCTTTGTTGGCTTGGGATTAGGAAGTGGTTTTATATCGTTTAAACTAGGAGCCTTTCCGCCTTTAGGTGGGCGGGCTACCAAGTCGTCAACTTCTATGTCTTTGCCACCAAAGTTCATCTTCATCTTGCCCATTAGATGATCCTCCCCTTCGTCTTGCCTTTCTTGGCAATACCATCAGCACGTTTCGAGGCTTTGCCTACCATGCCGCCAGATGCGTACTTTTTGACAGGCTTGGCTTTGACCTTGCCGCCTTTTTTGAAGTTGGGCCCGCCCTCACCAGCCATGCGCTCCAAATCAGACTCCATTGATGGATCAATACCCATTAGACGAGGGCGAGTGCCGGGGGAGCTTGAAAGATCACGGGAGGCAGAACCTCCTCCAACATCAGGGCGCATTAAACGCTTACGTAAACCAGCCAAACCAAGACCAGCAGCACCAAGACCTAAACCAAGAGCGCCAAGAGTGCTGCTGTCGTCTGGCTTTGCTTGAGTGCCAGCGCGGGTACGGGCAACTGAACGAAGTTCTGAGGTTTTTGGAGCCTTTAAACCCTCCATGCGGCGACGAGCAATTCCTTTTTCGTCAGTATCAAACCCGCTTGCGCCAGAACCTGTCTTAACTTTGCTTGTCTCAGTTACTGTCTTGCGAGGAGTCTTAACTGTGGTTGTTTTCTTCTCCACAATGTTAGGACCCTTGACTCCCGGAGATACGCCACCCTCTCCTACACCAGCGCCTTCAACGGCACTGCGCAGAGCAGGAGGCATACTAGACGGAGCGCGTTCTTCTACTGGCTTTGGGAGCATAGGGGCACCGAAACCCGGCACACCTTTTCCTGAGTCACTAGTTTGAATAGATTGTGGGGCAGGAGCCATGCTCTTAGCACGTTCGACAGCACCACGACCAGCACCAAAACGCTTATAAGCCTCAGACTTTGGGTCGTCAATGTTACCCATACGGAGGCGCTCAATGAAACCAACCTTCTCATCTTTGGACGCTTCTAACCCTCTTTTCTTGTCTTCTGCTACCAAACCTTCATCTGCATATCGTTTGGTTTTCATTGGTTTTTTCATGGCTCACCTCTTAGCACTTACCGCCGTATGCCATCTTGACTTCTTTGCCCTTGGTCTTACCCTTACGAGCAATACCATCTGCCGACTTGTGACCACTGGTCAGACCGCCTGAAGCCATCTTCTTGACCTTGCCGCCGCGCTTCATGCCAGCTTCAGCCATCTCATGTTTGATCATGGACTTGGGAGCGCCTTTCTTCTTCATAAAGCCGACTTCCTTCTTGACCATTGCTTTTGACTCTTTCATTTCGCCTCCTTTGGCTTTGCGAGATAAGCCAGCCTCAGATAGACCGATAGCAATGGCTTGTTTTGGGTTGGTAACTTTGCTGCCAGAAGAAGACTTCAACTTACCTGACTTGAACTCTTCCATTACTTTCTTAACTTTGTCCATGCTTTGCCTCCACCAATCTGTCTAGCTTCGCATCCAAACGGTCCAGACGATCCAATACACGATTGATGTCTGCATGGACCTCAACCTTCGTGACGTATTCCTTCGCAACTTCCTCGCGAGTACGATTCAACAGGATTTGAATGCGCTGAAGTTCTTCCTTCAAGGCATCCACTTCCTTGTCTTTTGTCCTCAATCCCCAACCGACCAACCCTAGAATCAAAGTGATGGCGGTGTTCCATAACATCATCTCCATTTCAGCAATTCCAAGCTCTCAATGATTTGTTGATACGGCTGTTTGGATCATTTGCTGTCTTGCTGCTTGTCAGTTTCTTTTTCATTCCTGACATTCGGGCGCAAAACGATGCTTTCCGACCTTTTGCCTCGGAAGTTTTCGGGTTGGGAGCCGGTGGCTTTAAATTCATCCCCTGCTTCTTTGCCGAAGCGCGACCTTTCGCGTTCAGACCACCCTTCGGATTCTTGCCTTCTGATCTTTGCCATGCTGGAGTCTTAGCCATTTGCAACCTTTAATAGGGTGTCCTCAATCATTGGCTGGAGAACTTGCTTACCAAAATGCCCGGTATGCTCTGTGTTTCCAAAATGACCAAGGTTGGTTTCAGGGTCTACATAGATTTTGAATCCTGCCTCTCTTACACGGTCACAGAAGAGGTAGTCCTCGCCCATGTAACCGCTGGGAGTGGCTTTGAAGTCAAAAATCGCATGGTGGTGTGTTTTCTCCACATCTACCCAATACTTCCATTCAGGATGGTCATCCATGAGCTTCTGGATAACATGGCGACGGATGAACATGAATCCTGTGCCTATCCTGTCAACCCGTAAAAGCCCGTTTTCCGTCAATTCCACGCCGCCATGCTCGTTGTAGTAGATGTCGGTGAAGAACTTCTGGTCTGCCGCCCTTCGGGGATATGACCCGCACAAGACATCCCGGTCGGACCCTAAAGCCATGATCCGGAGAACGTCTTCATGCTTGAAATGAATGTCTGAGTCGATGAACAACATCTCTGTGCAATCTGATTCCATGAACTGATTGACCAGAGAGTTGCGGGCGCGAGTAATGATTGAACTCCCGGACAAATGTCCGAGATAGATAGAAAACTTGTACTTGAGGGATGCCATAGCAAGCTTTGGAAGCTCGTAGGCAGAGTGGATGCATATCCTGCCGTCATATGCCGGAATGGCAATGAAAAGCTTTCTCCCCGCAAGACTAAATTTCTTCTCTTCAACCATAGAACGCCACCGAAGACACTGCTGCGCTGTTAGTAATTACCAAACTTGTCTCCACAAGCACACCTTCGCCGGGGAAAAGAACATAGTTGGTCTCTGCCCCGCCAATGTTGAATGTGAACAAGGTGGTTCCACTATTCTTTACAGCGATGGTGCCCTGTGCGGTCGCGCTGTACCACAGCCCCTTTAAACGGGTTCTCCCGTTGTAAGCCGTGGTTGAGCCGTTAGCCGCACAAGTAGCGCCTTTAACGTCTGTTTGCATAGCCATGACGGCCCCCTATTAGACGTTCTGCTGACCGAGGTACGGATCGGTAACGTAGTACAGGATCTGACCGCTAATGGAACCGCCAGTTGGAGCATCGCCGGTAGTGCCGCCGCCAGTAATTTTCACCATCTGAGTTGCCGAAATGATCGTGTTTAAATCATCTCCTGCGGTAGCAGATGCAAAGTTGATAACAAGCTTGCCAGTGGTTGCAACTGCTGCTGCTACCAGACCATTGTCATCAGAAGCGCTGGTGTCGGTATAGCCAATCCAACCCATGTCAAAGGTGGGGGTAGTGCCGCCTGTGGCTGCGCACAGAGCATTGATTTGGACCACTACAGCGCCTGCTGGGAGGATAACTGGGGCTGTGTCGGCAGAAGAAATCTGCACTGCCGCGCTGTTTGCGGATGCGCCAGAAATGTAGAATTCGGCAACCATGAGACCGGTGCCGCAATATGCGGTGCGAGTCGTGTCGCCGCCGCCCGAACGCCAAATGCTTTGGGTAGTTGAAACTGCCATGATAAATTTTCCCTCATGCGGTTAGGTGCAAGCGATCTGCATGAAGTCAGCCGGGTCTGTTCGCAGGCACCTGTTTAAACCCCGGAATTACCACTTTATATACCATAGAAAAGGGGGCGTAAAGCCCCCCTTTCCATTAGGCACCCGGCGAACCGAAGATGCCCAGCGGGTCCGAAACACCGAAGCTGTAACGCTCACGTGCCTTGTAGCGCACGTTGCCGGTGTCAAAGTCACCGTCCATGCCCGTTTGCATCGGGGTACGAACAAAGTGCTTCAGACCATTGGGAACATCAGTCATCAGGAACCAAGCATTGTTGTCGGTCAGATAGTGATTGACGCGATAGCCTTCCGGCACAGAGCCGTTGTTCTTGATGGCGTTGATGTCGTTGTCGTTGGTGCCGACACGCAGTTCTGTTTCCAGCAGGCGGGTCGCGACGAACTGGAGTGCCGGGGGCACAATCAGTTTCTTCGGACGCGCTGCGATCAGCAGACCACGTTCGTCAGTCCAAGCTGCGATCTGGATGACTGCGTTTTCCAGCGAGGTCTCGTTCAGGTCAGCGCCTGTAGCGGGACGGTTGCTGTTAACGCCGCCAGAGATCAGCGGATGGGATGTGTTACACAGGGTCACACCGTCGCCGTAGGTAACTGCGGTGTTGAACGCATTGTTCAGCACGTAAGCTGCCTTAACTTGTTTGGTGTAAGCCATAGCGCGAGCCAAAGCCTTGGTATAACGCTGCGACAGAGAGTCATAGAGGTTATCCTCAATTGCCTCTTCGGTCAGCGAGAAACCAAGAACGATGGTCTCATGGTTGTATCGAGCAGACCAAGCTTCCTGCGCATTGTCATATGCCATTGCGCTGCCCTCGTTTTTAACGGGAGCGGCATTAAAGCCAGACAGCTTGGTTTCCTCTTCAAAGCTACGTTCCGAAGT